TTTATAAAACGAACCGTATTTGATGTAACGTTATCATTATTCGTCGCATATTGTAAATTAATCGAAAAAAGATCAACCGCAGGTACATTCGAATCTATAATTTCCTTGGTTTCTGTATTATACGTTATCATGGTTATATCCCTGGATGTTATATCATCTTCTTGACGAAGTGGTGTCATGTAAATACTCCCTGGAACTGATGTATCTATAGCTGCATTTGAAGCATTGAATACGATCGTGTTTTCGCCCTGGTCGTCCGTAGCATGTTTACCAAACCGGATTTTGGTAGACCGCTCGATGGTCGGTATGTTTTTAACCATTTAATATAGGTACGTATTTTAATTTGCATAGATAAGACCAGCCATACCATTTTCAATACGAAGTATATTGTAGTTGACTGCGTATATAGGATCACTAATTATCATGGTTTGACTGACTATCTTTGCAGAATCTAATCGACTAAAATTGAGCGTTCCTGTCGGCTGGAGTGAACTCGTCGATAAGCAAAAACAGTATAAGAAAAAATCGGGGGACGTAACAAAATTTGTATGATAATAGTTCATAACGTCTATAAAGTGTGGTTTCGCCCATTTAAAATTACCTATATCTAAACCGTTTATTTCAACTTTTATTCTATTGGTTGTTGACGTTAATGCCCCTTCAGTCGTTGTATCTGAAGATGCAAGATACTTGACCGGATGATTAAATGTCAATTCCTGTGAAAGTTCATTTGAAGGAATACTTTTTTGAACCTGTGTAATAATTAAATTATGGTTACGCGAAACAAGGTTACCACGTTCTTCGTTATCGAGGTAATAATAGTTTGAATAACACTCAAAATTATAGTTACCCGCATTTGGTCCCCAATGTATACGTAACTCGACGTTATGGTAATGTAAAGCCACTATGGGTAAAGCGCATTGTGCACCTTCACAAAAGAAGAATCTAAATGGATAGAAATAAGAGCGAGCACTTACACCTGGATGTGTACCATTCGCACTTTTTGAAACGTTTGTTGCAAACGTATCGATTGCTATTTTTTCGGTAAAAATAGCATCTTGTGTATCAATAACTTGTCCACCGATAAGAAGTTCAACTTTATCTATGAGTGTATCCCACCTCTGGATATCAAGCGCCTGTGTATTATTATCAATTGTTAGATATGTATACCCTAACATATCACCTGTTCGATCAAAACGAATAGATGACATAGAATTCGCTTTCACATCTCCCTGAATAGTTTGTTTTTCAACGGATTGTGAAAAGTTAGAATGTCGTTTAAACGTTGACGTAAAAAAAGATATTTCTGGTTCGCCCATAATGTGTTCGTCTTGAGCACCAATTGCTATAAGTTGAACAATACCAGATGACATTTATAATAAGAAAAGGTTAAAAATACAAGTGCACGACGCCCTGAAATAATTAATAGGATACGTTTCTTCTCTTACACACAAATTTAAAAATAAAAATTACATCTCCACATGCGGCTGTGGTACCATCTTGTTTATCTAAATTAAAAGTTAACCTATCGAGTTTACGAATTGGGTTATAATATTGTTGAATAATTGGGTACTCGTTTCTGAAGAATACCGCTTTTTGTGCATCACTTGCGGCATGTAGTGTGTGTTCACATATAATCGTACCAAAAACACCGTTAAGGTGATTATCATCAGCGTCTTCGAGGTCTTTTTTTCCACGTTGTGAAAAATTCGTTTTAAGTTGTTCTATACCGATATGTATACATCTTTGGGCATCACCACTTGTGTTAATACTCGCAGCAAGTAATTGTACCTGTACAACATTTTCTAGGGGTTTTGGTAAATGAAGTGTAAATTCTGTGTTATCTGGACCATGATCCAAGTTATCAAGAATGACGGTATGGTGTTCATATTCGAAATCGGGTAAAGTGGATTGACTAGTCACTAAAGCCATTTATATATACTGGAGATTTTACTTCATCTTATACCCCGCTTGTTCTCGAACAAGTTTTTGGCCGTCGCATACACCACCTTTACTGTCGGAATAGTATGCATCACCCAAACATTCTTGAGTCGATGGGATATCGAAGAGCGAACCCGTATTGACGGTTTCGATTTCAACATCTTTACCCTGGTATCCGCTGGTACGGAACATTGTGAGAACACACAATACTGCGATGATAATGACGATAGCTTTGATCGTGTTTTTGTTGGTGGCGTTAAGTTTCATTTATATTGAAACAACATTTTTTATAAAGTGCGTTAAAGAGATTAGAATAGTTTCAATATAAAGAGTAATAGTAATGGACGGTGAAATTATTCTTGATCGTAAAAATACGAATGTCATGAAACTTGATGATAATGAACAGGCCCTGATGAACGAAATTGAAATTGATGTTCCTCGACGTCAGCCTGTGAAAAAACAAATTTCTCAAATGAAAACACAGTTTACAGCGCCAAAACCACAAGTTTTTCAGGAAGATATTGATTCGTTTGCTAACCCAAATAAACAAGCACAACCATCTGTACCTCCACCAGAAGCACCACTTGATTATCACGAATATGACGATGAACCTGAGATGGAGTACGGCGGTGGAGAGGGTGGGTATATGATGGAAGAAGAGGAAGAAAAACCATCACCAGGTTTTAAGACGGTTGACGAAGAGAAAGCGGATCTCGTGAACAAACTTGGACGATTGGAAAAAAAGGGGTTTACTGTGAACAAGCGTTTGAATGCTTATTCCCCTATAGACGAACTTAGAAACGAGGTAAAACGAATAACATATAGTATAGATGTAGACAAATCAATTAAGTTTTCGAGACGTATGCTTATTGCGTGTACGACAGGTCTTGAGTTTATGAATAAGAAGTATAACCCATTCGAGATCCAACTTGACGGGTGGTCTGAAAACGTCATGGAAAACGTCGACGATTACGATGAAGTATTCGAAGAATTATACGTGAAATATAGATCTAAAATGCACGTTGCCCCAGAAATCAAATTGATTATGATGCTTGGAGGCTCAGCGATGATGTTCCATTTGACGAATAGTATGTTTAAATCGGTCATGCCAAACATGAACGACGTGATTAAACAGAACCCTGGATTGGTTCAAAACATGATGTCTGCGGTACAAAATACAGTACCAAAATCACAACAAGGTTCAGAACCTTCGAGTGATGGTAAACACGAAATGCAAGGTCCTGGGTTTGATATTTCCAGTCTCATGGGTAACATTATGATGCCACCAACACCACCCATGAACACAACAAGTATTCCAGCACAGGAACCAATTATCGTAGACGACGACGAAGATGATGATATTTCTGATATCGCCGAGGCACCAATATTAGGTGATGTTGAAGGGGGTGAAGGAGAATTGCGTGAAGTTAAAGTTACTCAGACCAAAGCTAAACGTGGTCGAAAGAAAAAATCGGTCGAAATTAATTTGTAAAATATAGTATATGATAGGGTATTGTCCATTAGACGAAGATCCTATTGAAAGGCCGAGACCTTCACGAGAAGTATCAGTCCCAGTCCAGGAGAAACGTAAAAATTCTACTGGTAGAGGAGAAGATACAGAGTGTAATTATGTTGTTTTGTTCTTTATTGCGGGTGTTATTGCCTTAGCAATCATGGACACGCTTCCATCACGAAAGTAAGTAAACAAAACTTTCTACCATTCTGACATTTTCCAGAATGGTAAAAAAAATAATTATTTTAGTTGCTCGGGAATGACGAATCCGTCATCGTCAGTCCAGCTTGTACCGTACATGTGTTTATCTTTTCTTTCGCCTATAACTAACCAACTAACATTTGCTGTGGAAGATGCGTTTTGACATGATATTGTAAGAGTGTTTCCGGATACGGAACCCTTCACTGCATCCCAATCGGATTCGTTTGATGTAAAACATTGAACGTTCCTGTTTAGCGCCTCAAATGTACCACTGGTCATGTTAGAAACAGTATCCAAGTTTATAGAAGCACTCCCATTTACTAGATCAACTTTACCCCTATATATGAGATCGGCTTGTGGACCTTCTATGAAAGAATGGTATAGACAATGTGTATTACTCATACTTGGGAGTGGGTGATCTATTTTAAAGGAACCACTACCTTTTGATAACGTACCTGAACAGTTTATATTACCAACAACATCTAAAGGGTGAGCCGGACTTATCGTTCCTATACCGACGTTCCCACTATAATATGTATCTGCCGCCTTATTAAATTTTAATTCACCAATTTTACATGCACCAGGTCCAGCGCCAAAGCCACCACCAGTTCTTTCAACACATAGTCTAAAATATGAATACGAGACTGAGTTACTAAACGAGATAGTTGTATATTGTCCGTCGGTATATGTTTGTCCCGTAAAGCTATGTATTAAAGTCCATGTCGAACCATTCGTACTTCCCAAAATTTTACCCTCGGTGGGAGCGTTTAAACTTCTAAAATTCTCAGGTGCAATTTTTATTGAATCTATGGTTATACTCGTTGGAACCTGTAACTGTATCCACTCACCATCTACGGTTGTACTCCCGTTATATGTTGTTGAAAAACTACCAGTATAAGTTCCAGTCGGAGACCCTGTATACGACCAGTATCCATCACGCCACGATTCTGCTCCTATAATATTATTAAATGCGTAATATGCGGGACCCGAACCTACAGATGAACTGGCCGATGCTACATATCCACCCGAACTCGCGGAAGTCATCGTAACAGTTGGATATGATATGACTGTAGCGTATGACCAAATTTTATTAGTCCAAGACATTCCACCACCACCACTCGATGTGAGTACTTGTCCACTCGTACCCGCGGCACCATTTGCATGTAAACCACCTGTTACATTTATATCACCCGTAACATCTAACGGATAAGATGGATTTGTATTTAATATACCAACATTACCAGAGGGTCTATAAATATCTGATCCCGATTGTGTCCACTGACTTGAAGCACCCACAAACGTTTGTGCGACCCCGTTAATCCTGAAACTACTACCAGTAGACATGTTAATATCCCCATTAACATCGAGTTTATAACCTGGACCTGTTGTTCCTATACCCACGTTCCCTGTGTCATATTTTATTACCATTTTAGAGTCATTTATATCTGCATTTACCGTATTATTAGTCGACTGGTCCAAACAAAAGTGTAAATTACAACGACTATAACTACCAGCACCATCGGCTATTATAGCTGCTTTAAAAGCAGAAGTTGAGTCTGTATTATGCGGTGTACCTAAAAGTAGTCTCGCGTTATTATGTTCGTTCATATTTGTTATGACTAAATCCGCATAACTACCATCATTTGAAGTCGAACCATCAACTACGGTCAATCTGTGTCCCGTACCTATATCATTATCCTGACCTATTGTTGTATAACCATTCGAATCAATTCTAAATCTTTCTATATTAGCTGTTTTAATTTTAAACGTATTGTTGGAATCTATGTCAAACGTTTGTGCGACCCCGTTAATCCTAAAACTACTACCAGAAGATATGTTAATATCACCGTTAACATCGAGTTTATAAGCCGGAATCGATGCTCCTATACCGACATTACCAATGTTATAATAGGCGTATGTACCGTTCACTGTCCAAACGGATGAGCCGCCACCACCCCCACCACTTACCGTTGTCCATGACATCACACCCCCACCACTCGATGTGAGTACTTGTCCACTCGCCCCCCAGGAACCATTTACATGTAAACCACCCGTTATTCTCATATTACCGGTAACATCTAATGGGTACGCTGGAGATGATGTTCCTATACCGACGTTCGCATTATTATAATAAATATTTGGATAAAGCGTGTAAATTTTAATTTCACCTATATATATCCTAGGATAAAAAGTCTCGTTAGATGCAGTTCTTTCAACAACTAGTCTAAAATATGAATACGCGACTGAGTTACTAAACGAGATAGTTGTATATTCTCCATCCGTATACGTTTGTCCCGTAAAGCTGTGTATTTCAGTCCATGTTGAACCATTCGTACTTCCCAAAATTATACCATCACCGGCACAATATAAACTATTGCCATTTATAGGTGCAATTTTTATTGAACCTATAGTTATACTCGTTGGAACTTGTAACTGTATCCACTCGCCATCTACGGTTGTACTCCCGTTATATGTTGTAGATACACTACCAGTATAACCTCCATTTGGAGACGCGTTATAATCTTGACCAGCACCTATCCACCCTTCCACTCCTATGACATTGTTAAATGCATACCACGCATCGTATCCAACATTAACCCTACTACTGGCCGATGCCGTATACCCACCCGAACTCAATGAACTCATTGGTGTATCAGGGAATATATCATTAGATGTCCAAGGACTAAGATAAAAACTTTCTCTATTTTGGTATATATTACCAGTGAAGTTTATATCACCTACGACGTCTAAATTGTAAGCGGGTAATACTGTTCCTATACCCAAATGATTATTTATAATTGTATCACCTCCAACTATCAATCTTTGTGTAGGTGGACCCCATTTATACATATCTTGAATTGTTGGTAGATATGTTCTAACGAATCCTCCTCCTCCTGAAGGATTTTTATAACCGTATGCTATCATACCAATATAACAATCTGTTATACTATCGCCATCGGTAGACCCTATAGTAAATTGTGTAGTCCAATTTGTAGTAGAAGGTTGAGTACCCGTAGCATCCCTAGATTGGTAGTTTCCATTTATATAGATATTAATACCAGTCCCATTATCATCATCGAAATCAATATATACATGGTACCACTTGTTTGTGTCCAGTACGGGTGATGATTTATATGTATGTGTACCGAAATTCATAATAATTTCTGTACTTGATAATTCGAGTTTCATACCATTGTTTGCTGTACTACTTGGTGTACCAATAGTCATTAAGGTTTCATTTGATGTAAGAGACGATTGTGGTGTTGTTAATTTAAACCAAAACGATATTGTATGACCAGTACCAGCAGAAGTATTATAATTATCATTAGTAGAATATGAAGATGAAGTATGCATATAAAACGCACATTCAGTTTCACTGTACCTGAAATCATTTGATATGGTACCATATGAATCACCCCTAAATTTACCAACCCATGGTGAACTGTTAATTGCGATTAGATTTGAATGTATCTGATTTGAATTTTCAAAATTGAATATACGAGGTGAACGCGTATCGTAAACGATTTTCCAAGACCATTTATCTGAACCATATACATTTTGACCTTCGGGCCAACCAATGTTAACTCTGCGTCTAGTAAAACAGTCGCCTTCTATATCTAAAAGCGCTTTTGCGTTACACTGCATTTCTGACGTTGCATGCACATTTGCAAGAGCATTATCCGGTATATGCATTTCAGCGTTTAATTTAATGAGACCTTGTTGATTCATGGTTATAACTGGGTTGTGATCGTAATCACCATCACCGTTAACATAAGAGTCTACTCTAAATTCGTGTGTTTTGAAACGTATCATATCTTGAGCTTCGCGTTGAGATTTCTTAGAGAATATGAGTTCGGAGTACCCTTGTTCCCATTCACTATAATTTAAACTATCATAATGGTATATTCTATTTTCAATTTGTGTTTGTTCATATGAATTGTCTCTATATGTACCACCAAATGCGATTTTTTTAGGGTATGAATTGTCCGTTGTACCATCGTTAGGTCCGATAACTAAAGTATCGGCCGCTAAATATCCACCCGTGAGTGTATTACCATCAATGGTTTGTGTTAGTTTAAAATAAAAGGATGGTATAAAACTACCATTTACAGCACTTACCGATACTATATTACCTCTTGATATACAAACGGCACCAAGTAATCCATCAACGTTACCGTTTTGACCTATAGTATCGGTGATTTCATTCGTTACTTCGAAAAATGCCAGACCGTTAAAGTCATAAACCATTGAACCACCTTGAAAATTCCCATATGGTGTGGCGTATGAAGAAGGTGCTTTCAATAATAAACATGCTAAACGTTTACCCGAAAAATCTATATCAAAATATTTACCTAATCTATCACCTGGTTGTTGTCCAATTACTCTACCAGGAGATAAGATCATTTTTGAACCTTCCCGTTTCCAAGATTCAATTTTACCCCAATGTGCACCACCTTGTGAGCCAGGGAACCCGTACCTTGGTGAACCACCAAAAACATAAGTACCATCTGTTGAAATTTTAACTTTTTCACCACACGATGGAAAATCCCACGCGTTTGCCTGTCCAATTGACAATGTTAAATCCTGTAAACCCTGTTCAGAGTTCCCTGTTATAAAATCAGTTGAAGTCATAGTATTCCATGAATCAGTACTATACAATACCTGAATATGACCCAACATAGCTATACTTTGAAGATAATCATCAGTGATCCGCGATTTAGTATATAAAAAGACGGTACCCGTAGTTACATGTTGTATATTTGGCACACTGTTATACGATCCATAGATTACACCGACTGGTGTACCTGGTGCACCTATAGCTAAATATTCACCATATGATGATATATGTACACTATGACCAATTCTATGTCCAGAAGTTGTTATATAATAGTAATCAGTTCCTTCGTTTACTACAGGGTATGTTGGTGACCATAGATTATTACTGTATAGAGTGTATCCACCAGAATTTGAAGTACGTACCTTATATACAAGTTGATTATTAATAGACGAATAGAGATACAGAACCCATACTTCTCCATGATCATTCGGTGTACTATCTCCGGGTGCACCTATTGCTAAAAAACTTCCATCATTTTTTGATAGAGATATAGAATACCCAAAATTGATAGATGGTGTATGAGAAACTGAATATAACAAAGTTGCTGCATTTCGTTCGATTGTTGTTGTTACAGGATTTGACCATATATTGGAAGTACTTGTGTTTGCGCTATATACATAAACGTTATTTTCTAAAGGTGATCCGACTACAGCTATGTCTCCGTCCCATGTACACGAAACGTCTTGACCGAAACCACTTGGTCCGGTTGTTGAATATTCCTGTGTCCATGTATTTGCTGATTCATTATACATGTATATTTTAAAAGTATTTGTAACGTTAGATGTTGCAAATAAATACTTTTCATCGAATGATATATCCAACGCTGTAGCGTTAAAACCTGAAAGAACGGGTCTTACACGACTACCAGAATTATAAGACATCTATTATACTATAAGAATTAATTAATGATTATATTTTTCGGTGGTCTTTCTGCTACAACTACCATATTTTTTATATTTAAAGACCGAACTGTAATTGTATCTATTTTCATAGACCCACCCACTGGTGATGTTATTACACCACCAACATACAAATCTTTTTCAATATACGTATTACCACGTCTTATGATAAGTGTATCACTCCCCGAATCATTTATAGAAACATTTGATCCTATATCGAGTGTGTTTGTAGGTGCCGTATTTGAAATACCGACATTACCACCATTATAGTATATATATGTACCCGATCCCGACGTTGTCCAAGGACTTGAACCACCTGAACCACTTACAGTTGACCAAGACATTGCACCCCCACCGCTTGATGTGAGTACCTGTCCACTCGTACCCGATGCACCATTTGCACGTAAACCACCTGATATATTCATATTACCTGTAACATCTAATGGGTACGCTGGAGATGATGTTCCTATACCTATATGGTTTTGAATAAACACGTTTGATGCTACTAAACCACTTGTATTGACAATTCCAGATATAATGTTTATAGTGCCACCCATACCTGAGTGAACCTCACAATTGTAATACATAGTATTAGGTGCATTTGTAGGTACAATGAATTGTCGATACGCCCCCGAGGATCCGTTTGAACCGTTATACGATGACGATGACCCCGATGAATATTGCGAACCTTCGGCCGTGGTTGATATTCTAAAAGGGTGTGATCCATTCGAACTATCAGATTGATCGAATCTATAGGTAACACCCCGGTATAGCGTTAGTGTTGGTTGTTGAGTACCGTCTATCACAAATTTACTACTCCCGTTTACGGTAACCGTAAAATAAGATGCTTCACTTTCGACGGAAGAACCACCACCAAACGTTTGTACGGTTCCGTTAATTCTTAAATCACCCGTTAAGTTTATATCGCCAGATACATCTAATGGGTACGCTGGATTTGTTACTCCAATACCAACATCACCGCCACTGTCGATTCTTAATCTTTCGGAGTTATTTGTCGTAACCGTAAACGTATGATCCGAAGGAAACCCAAACTTTGTATTTGTATCACCGCCATGTATAACATATTCAGGAATAGTAGTACCACTACTATTGATTTTCATTCTTTCGGTTCCACCTGTTGTAACCGTAAACGTATCATTTGAAGGAAATCCTAAGTGTGTATCTATATCACCCGCGTGTTTTATATAATCCCCGTGATATTCTGTAGCATATACATTACCACTATCATCTCGAATAACTATATGATCTGTCGA